AGACCCTTTAGGGACAGAAGACCCGTTGAAGTTGGCTATGGAAATCTCAAAAGCTGGCGGTCTCAAAACATTGTCTCGTACTGAGATAATAGGTCTAAAGGCTAAAATTGAAAAGTTGCTAAGACAGCTTGAAAAAATTACAAAAGCAACTCCTGAATTAGAAGAAAACGCAAAAAGAGGGGCTAGAGCAAGTGAAGATGTGGCTACGGCACCTACTGGGGGCACAAAGTTAGATGACGGCCATGAGGCTTGGATGTTTGAAGACCCTACTGCACTTCAAGCAGCAGGTGTCGTGGGGAAGAGATAATGTCAAGAGCTTGGATGTTTGACACTGATTATTTTACTGTTCAAAAGGGCTACGGCGTTTATGACATGACACAGTTGTTTCAGGCAATGCTTGGTAATGATGACCCTATGTCGGCTGTAATGTCTTTACAACAAGACCATTACGACTTACGACAAAGTGAATTGTCAGGCCCTGAAATTGATGCTGTTGAGTTGGCGTATAAGAACAAATTAATAGACGAAAAGGTGTATGAAGCAATACACAATGGACCTCAAGACCCCGACTATAAGCAAGCATTTGCTACCGCATTACAAAGAGGGTCAGAAGTAGTTAATCAAGCAGTTGACGGACAAAATAAGCTTAACTCTCAAAGAGGCTTTCAAGCGATGCCGCTTCCATTTGAAGTCAATCGTAATGGGCAGGTTCGACTGAATCCAATATGGAAACAAGGGGCGACAGCACAAAAAGCACAGCTACAAGTTCCGGGCAACAAAAAAGTAGTCAATCCGTTTTACAACGGACAACTTGTGACGCATATTGCTAGTTCAATATACACTGCTGGCGGGAATGTCGAGGGCTGGGCTAGGCCATACGAAGAAGCATTACAGGCACAGGGTTTAGCATCAACAAAGAGAAATGATAGAGTGATCAGGGGACATAAGGACTTTTCTAATCGTAATTTGATAAGTATAAACGACCACGATCAATTAGTCCCTATGTTTAACGAATTGAAAAGACATTATAGTGAGGCTACAACTTCGGGTTTGGGACATCAAGAGGCTATCGACCATGCTAGTGAACAATGGATGGCTGACAAGCGTTCCTTTTCTATGACCGGACATCACAATCATGCCCCCGAATCCAGCTATGGTCGAAATGTAAGAGATGACTCCGCTGATGATTTACCAGTGCCTGATGAAGTAATCGATCAAGAAGAAGCCATGAATAACGGTGTTGCGCCGGGTGCGGGGACACAAGCACCTCAAACAGACCCTATGGCTGTTATACATCCTGACCACAGGGAGGCAAACTGGTTCAAGAATATGAATAATAATATTAGACATTCGTTATACGATGAGTTATCTGATAAGCCAAATGCTAATGTTATGAATTACCTAAAAGAAAATCACCATATGGATGACGAATCGGCAAAAGAGTTTGTTCGTAATGTCAGGATGTCCAAAGGCGGTAGGACACGTAAAAGATTTGTTGACCAGTTATTAGACCATCATGTTAGAACAACACAAGATGTCCCGCAGTGGTTTGATTCTGAGAAGCCACCGTCAGTAGCAGAACAGTTGACAACATCAGGCAGTATGCTGACTGACCCCGCCCCTGTTATACCCGAACAAGAAGTCAAGCCAAGAGAAATAGCCACGGTTCCTCCCCCACCGCCTCGTATTGAAGCAGCACCTCCACCACCTCCAATTCAATCAATGGGGCCTCCTGCGAAAACCGTGGCTCACCCGTCATCAACAAGGGAATTAATAATGCCGCCAAATATGCAAGATTTCATGCGTCAGCGAGGAAACGGTATAAACAGCAATATACCATTGCCGAATGCACCTAATCAAAGCGAGGGGGGCGGAGGCGTAATGAGTCAAATAGCAGATTTACTAGGTCGCTTATCGGGCGGAGGACAAATCTTACGTTCCGAAGACGCTAATCAATTAGAGTCATATCTTGAAAATGTCCAATTAGAAATCGCAAAGGCGACTCTTGAAGATTTAACCCCTGTCCCTTCTTTTGACATTAATTCACCTACTGACATTGCTATGATGGGCGCACATATTCAAAGACCAACGGCTGATGTAATTAGTATCTTATTCACAAAAGGAGATTGGCGTAATATTGCTCATACAATTGGTGTCGATCACGAAAAGGTACAAATGGTAAAGGTGGCGTTTTCATGAGTTTTGAAGAAGCTTGGAATGTTGTTAAGTTTTCACCGCAGACCACAAGTCAAATGGGCACAGGGTTAAGAAATAGAAAAATAGACGCTATGCCCAAACCAGCAGAAGGCGAAGTTGATGGACTCAATCAAGAAACTGAAACAAACCAATCCAGCTACAAACAAAGATTAAACGATGCTGCTGGTATTGAACCAGCCGTTGAACCTACTACTTCTATACCTCCTAAAAATGAAAGCACTACGCCGGGTTTAGATAATCTAGCGGGACAACCAGCTACGCCGGGTTTAGATAATCTAGCGGGACAACCAACGGGCACACCGGGGCTGGATAGGCTTCGGGAGGATATGGGTCAAGCTCGGACAAACGTACAAGATTTTATGCGAAAACCGGGAGAACCCACGCCTCAAAGAGTGAAGACTGGTATTTTTAGAGGTATAGGAGACCGTGTAGGTGCAGCTATGGATTTCAAAATGCCTACTGCCGCAAATGCGGCTAGATTTCAGCAAAAAAATCTAAATATGACACCTGAAGAACAAGCGGGATATAGAGAAAACCAAGATAAAGATCAAGCAAATCGAAAACTCACAGCGGCGAATCGAAGAAAAATGAAGGCTCTTGGAACGGGCGGAAGCCCTGAAGGTCAAGGGCCGCTTAGAACCTTAGCAGACTCCGAAAGCCAACAGGCATTTGACGCTGCTAGCGGCTATCAAGACCCATTCAATATTACAGATGATATAAGGAACGAGGGAGGCCAAACCCCTAACCCCCCTCAAGAAAATGTGACGGTCAATAAACCAGCAGGAAATAAGTTAGGGAATTGGAAAGACCAAGCTTTGGGCGGAACAGATTCAGGCGGTATAAAAATACCGGGCTGGAGGGGTTTAGTTCCGGGTAAAGATGTATCAGAAACATCCACGACTAACCCCGATGGTAGTATCAAAACAACTCGTAATGAATCAGTAAACAATGCGGCTAAAACATTTGGTAGGACATTGGGACTATCAGGGGCAGTGGCTGGAGTCGGTGCTGCTACGGAATACGGGGCAAATAAAATAGCTCAGGGTGCAGCTAATATAGGAAACAGATTATTAAGGTCTGATACCGAATATGAAATGGAAATGAGTATGATACTCGCTAAACATTATGAGTACCGTGGTGATTTAATGTCAATTCGTGAACAGAATACTACGGGGGCAATTAGAGATGCCTTCAGATGATATATTCGATCAGGCTTGGGATTTAGCCAAACAAGACGTTGGCGAATCAGACTTTGAAAAGGGACTGATAGAAGATTTTAGGAATGCTCGTAGGCAAGCTCAGTTGAGAGAGGCTTATCGTGATGAAGTGGCTAATACTCTTATGGGTCAAATAAATCCGAGGGACAAGTTTCGTTTGCCTGAACCCGTAATCGAGGAACCCGTAATCGAGGAACCCGCAATTGAAGAACCCGCAATTGAAGAACCGAAGGTTGAGCCTGAGACTAAGCCCGATACATTAGCGGATATTCCCGAAGAAAAAGTCGAAGAATCGGTGGTCGAGCCTGAGACTAAACCTGATACTCTAGCGGAAATACCAAAACCAAAAAAAACCCCTAAAAAAACAAAGGCGGGGGACGGCATGAAAACACCCGAAGCTGAGGAAGACGAGCCTAAGATAGAATATGCCGATGACCGTGGCGATGACAGATTCAATCAAGGGTATGAACCTGATGGACACGGTGATAAAGCAAATCATCATTTCATGCCGCAGCCGGATGATGCAGAAAAGGTCGAAGAACTTGGTTCACCAATAGTTGATGCTAAGACACAGGGTATGGGGGACGGCAGGAATGGGGTTTCGACACCTAATATGACTGTGCCTCAAGATGATGAAAAAGAATATGCTGAAAACAAAATCAACGCTTTGACTTTGATAGATATGATGAATGGAGATAACCCTGAAGATGTGGGTAGGTCCTTTGCTACGTTGTGCAAACTCGCAGCCGGGGGTTCGGATGCACATATAGACCAATTAAATCAATTTAATCGAACATCCGAGGTTAAGCTGTTAGCAGATAAAATGAACACTACGCCAAAGGAAATTAACCAAATGAGGAAAAAGTCGGTCATTGAAGGAAAAGAAAATCAACTTTTAGAACTTCAAGCAAAGCAGGATCGAGCGACATTAGAAGAAAACCCTGATATGGATTACACCGATACTGCGGCCTTCAAACTTCCTGAATCAGTAAATAAACTCAATAGGGGTAAAGCTCAGACCAGTATGACTGATAATCCCGAACAAGCACTTGAGGCTTGGGGCGAAGGCAAACCAATACCAGTATTAGACGTAAGAGGCAATCCAGTAAAACTAAACGGGAAAACAGGGTGGACTGTTGGCCGAGGTAAAAACAAAGATGGTAAAGCGATAACTGTTGCTTTTCACCCTGACCGCCCTGAAGGTGTTCCTTTAAACAGTCTAAAAAGACCAAATAAAGCATTAGGGCAAACCACTTCAAGGTCTATATCATCCACCGCTTCACCATATACCACAGTTGACCAAGTTAAGCGTCAGAGTGAAGGTACGAGAAATAGGGCAGTACCTTTACCATTGTATTTCCCTATGCCCGGAAGTAAAGCGATAAATCAAAAAACAGGTAAAGTAATTAAATCGGAAACATGGACCCCAGTTGCTAACCCGTTTGCTAATCCATTCCATAATCCTGAAGCATTCCGAGTGAATAATACTCCGCCTCCGGTATCGACTGAGCAAGCAGTTGAAGCTGGGGCTTGGGCCGATACAACCGATGGCCCAGTTTTTGTTTCTAATCCTGCTCATGATATTTTAGCAAAATCGGGATTTGACACACGGGAGGGAGACGACCTTAGTATGCTACCTTCAATGATGCCAAAAGAAGATACAAGCTTCAGCAATACCAGCTTACTACCGAGGGGGTGGGATTCTGAGTGAAGCGGTTCAGAAATTAGCCAGTAAAGTTGATTTTGAAATGGGGCGTAAAGATTTCAGATTCTTTTTTGAAGATATTTGCGGTTTTCAATTGGCGGATTTTCATAAAGAATGGTATGAGATGTCAGAAGGCCACACTAAAACTTGTGTAATAGCCAGTCGTGATCATGGTAAATCAGTATTTTTCAGGTGTTATCTTTTATGGAAAATGGCTTACAGGCCAAATACAGAGGTTTTATTTTTCAGCCACAGTCAGCATCAGTCCATTGACCACATGGGTAAAATGAATGAATTAATAGAAACAACCCCCGCATTACAGCATCTAAAACCCAAAAGAGGATGGGCAAAGCAATTGTTCAAGATGACAAATAAATCCTCCATACGTGCTATGTCAGTCGGCAAAGCAGTGAGAGGGGCGCACCCTGACATAGTGGTTTTAGATGACATATTGTCAAGTGAAGCGCAAACGCAGCTGAAAGCAATATCGACTTGGTTTTATACCGCATTACTACCAGTTCTTCACCATACAGCTAGATTATGTATAGTCGGGACTCCGTTTTCATTTACTGATTTGTATTCTGAATTGAAAGCTTTGGACGGTTATGTCGTTGGAGAGTACCCTGCGATTAATGAAGCAACAGGAGACCCCTTGTGGCCTGAAAGATGGTCTCTTGAAGCTTTGAATGCTAGAAGGGGGGAAATGACTTCAATAGCATTTACCCGTGAGTACCTGTGTAAACCAATCGCCAGTGAAGCCAGTCTTTTTCCTGAAGATATGCTTGAACGTGTAAAGGACCAAAGTTTAGCTTTGTCATATTATCCTGAATCTGAAGAAGAGCTAAATTATTACATTGGTTGGGACCCGGCGATTAGTGCTAACCGATCTGCTGATTACACTTGTATGATGGTTATAGGAATGGATGAAAATAGACATAAGAGAATAATTCATGTTCATCACGAAAAAGGTATGGACTTTAGTCATCAGATAGATAAAATAATTGAATTGAATGCTAGATTTAACCCTGTTATAATTGAATTGGAGACAAACAATTTTGCTATGGCATTTAATCAGGTGCTAAAAGAAATAAGCGATTTACCCATTAAACCATTCAATATGTCTCGTATGAAAAAAGAGGCTATAATGCACACCTTACAACTTCATTTTGAACAGCAACACCTGATTATACCTTACAAGAATCATGAAGGGACAAGAAGGCATATGAACGCACTACTCACTGAGTTGTCTAATTTTACTATGTTAGAAAATGGTCGCATGGAGAGTTTAGGTTCTCATGACGATATGGTTTTAGCTTTGGGTTTGGCGGTTCAAGCTACAAAGGAATATCGTGAAAATATTATGATATTAGATGGTCCCACATGGCAGAAGAGATTAGGGTGGATGGATGCGTAAATACTTAGAAACCCAAATTGGCGTGGAAACGCTTGCTGATTCGATAAGAAAAAATCCAATGTTAGCAGCCGCTGGAACAGCAGCAGCAGGGGTTGTAGGCGGTAAGCTAACTGAAATGGCGATGAATAAGGTGACACAAGCTCAGGCGGAATTAGCGGAGGCCCAAAAAACAGATGCTCAAGCTATGAAGAAACCAAAGACTGAAGAAGGTCAAGGGGCCGACATTGAAGGAATGGACAGTTCTCATACGAGTGCGCCGGAGATGGACGGAGACCTGACAGCACCGTCTGAAGATGGTTTTCTAAGATCAGATATAGACATAAACAGAACTTGGTTCGTGGATAATTTTGGAATGACAGGTTCTGAAATGGCTTCAATATTTATCAAATCCAATGAACTCAAAGCATTAGACGCATTATACCCTTTGTTGATTGCTGAAAAGAAAGCGATTCTATCCTCATTCCCCGGAGTTTCACCTGAACTTGTAAAACATTTACCTTTGACTGATGTTGATTACGATAGCTTGAATAAATATTCAAACAGGTTGGGAATACCGTTTAGAAGATTTGTAAAGGTTTGGGAGGCT